TTTTAAAAGTTTGAGGAATATCTCTTAAATTTTGTCTATATGCAGACCATTGAGCTTGATCAACACTACATCCTGGAACTACAGTCCAATCTGTAGATTTTAAAATATAATCTCTTTTTTTTCTAATATTTTCCCAAGTAGAATCATCAAGTTCTAAAACCTTTTCTCCATAGATAATAATTTCAATTGCCTCAACTTTGGCTTTGAGACTTTCAAAATTAGCAGATAAAGTAACAAGATCATTATTTGTGGTTAATCCCATTTTAGGTCTGTTCTAGATAACTTACGGTAACATCAATAGCACTGGCAGTATCAGCTCTAACACGCAGAACATCACTACTTTCCATAATTACTTTTGATCCACTAATTAATTCAAGTGAAGATCCAGCTGGTATTGGTGCATTTCTTAAAAGAAAAACATCATCTCCTGAATTAGTTACTAAAAAAACATCTACATCTGCACTAGCTCCTGTTTTATTAGAAACAAGAATACTCAAAAGAATTAAAGTGGCAGAACCACCAGCGGATAAGACATTGGCAGTTGAACTCGTATGTGCATCAGTTGTACAACTTGATTTTGTATCGACTTTGAAGGTGTTTGCCATATTATCCTAAAGCAATAATTAATGCTAAGTTTTCACCGGAATCAAACCTACCTGTTACTGATAAATCTCCATTAACTTGGACATTACCTGTAAAAGTAGCAGCTCCATTAGCATCTATTGTAAGACGACTAGACCCACCAGTAACTAAAGCTATCTCATCTGAAGCTGGTGATATTAAACCTGTATTTGGATCTCCTGTGAATTTTAAAGCACAATTATTAGTTGTACCTTTATTAAATTGTGAATTAGATCCATCTTGTCTTAAAACAGGAAATCCACCATTTGTTAATGCATCATGAATAACTACAGTTTTTAAAGAAGTATCTACTGTAACTTCTCCATCAGCTCCTTTAAAGCCAGTATGCTCAGCTGTTGTTCCTCTTCTAAATTGAACTTGGGTTGCCATAATACTATGATAACGCTACTGCTATTGCGGTAGCAAAACTTTCAGTGCTGATTGTCCCATCACTGTCAGGGACAGTCATGGTTCTAGTTGTACTACCTGAAATTCCTGAACATTCAAATGCTAATTGTTTTGTATTATCGGAATTGTCTCTCACTCTAAATCCATTATCATTAGTTACTATGGCACTTGAAGTTACAGAAGATAATCCAGTAATTGTAGTAGCACTTGAGCCTAGAGAGATAGCTGTAGATCCAACAGTAACTGTGCTATTTGCTAATTGTGCATTAGGTATAGAACTAGTACCAAACTGACCTGTACCAGAGTTATATGTTAATCCTGAACCACCAGCTACACTTAAAGATCCTAATAAAACTACAGTGCCAGCTGCATCTGGAAAAGTAATTGTTCTATCAGCCGTAGGATCAGTGACAGATATAGTCGTTTCAAAATCATTTGCAGTGGATCCTTCAAAAACTAAATTACCACTTGCAAGTTTTATTGAGTTTGCAGCATCAGCTGAACCAGATATTAAAGTAGTTCCAACTAATGTTGTAGAAGTTAAAGATGATAATCCAGCTATCGTAGTCGCTGTTCCTCCTAAAGATATAGAAGTACTTCCAACTGTTAGTGAAGAATTAGCTAAATTACTGTTAGCAATTGATGATGATGTTGATAATATTGTTCCTGTCTCATTAGGCAAAGTAAGTGTCTTGTCACCACCTGTTGCATTTGCTGCTGTCAGTATTGTTTCGTTTGCATCAGCTGATGAACCTTCAAACGTAATATTTCCACTTGCTATTGATATAGAATTAGCTGCATCTACTGCTCCAGAAACTAAGGTTGTACCTATAAGAGTTGTAGAAGTTAAAGAAGTTAAACCTGTAAAAGTTCCTTGAGTAGCACCTAAAGAAACACTTGTCCCACCAATGGTTACAGCTGAGTTAGCTAATTGAGAATTAGGTATAGAACTAGTGCCAAACTCTCCAGTCCCAGAGTTGTAACTTAGTCCTGATCCAGAGGCAACACTAAAATGTGCTCTAGCTTCAGAAGCTGATGGTCCTGTATATGTAATTACTCCGGTTGAACTATTGTAAGCAAGACTTCCATCTCCACCAGAATCAGTTACTGATACAGCACCTCTAGCTCTTGCATTAGTAAAATATTGATTTGAACCTTCACTTAAATCAGTTGTACTATTACCAGCAAAATCTAATTTATCAGAAGAAGAATTTAACTCCTGAAATAGACCTGAAACTAAAACAAGTGCCTTTCTTGTTGCCATTTTATATTCCGATACAATTCAAAAATTATTGAATTGTTAGTTATATTTATTTTACGTCCAGTAAACCGTCAGCTTAATTCAATAGGTGGTTCTACTTTTATAATAAATTGACCAGTAGATCCAGCTTCTCCTACTCTTGTAACATAATGACCAGTAGTAGTTGGAGGTGTTGTGACTATTGATCCAGCAGAAGCAGCAGATAAAAAATATAAATCTCCTGCATCCAAACCAGCTGTGGTAACTATACCTCTAGTTAAAACTCTTATTTCAGATCCAGAAGACTGAGTTGTTTCCGCTATTCCAGCAACTTTTGCTTTATCAAAAGTATCATTCGCTATTGCTTTTCCTACAAAACCATCTGAAGCTCTGGAATAAACAGCATCTCCTTGCGTGATATTTTCAAAACAAGTAGTAACATATCCAGTTACCTTAAATACTGTTTGGGTTGGCATAGTAGATTTTAAATCTAAAAGAACCTCAGTTAACCCTTGAGCATTAGGTTGATACGGTATGTGATTTTCTACACTAGCCATTAACTTAATTTAATAGGTGGTTCAATTTGTATTGCTAAAGTAGTTGTAGTTGCAGCTTCTCCTAACCTAACAACAGCTTGTCCAGCACTTGATGGAGGGGTTAGAGTTATAGCTCCAGCTGTGCTTGGAGATAAAAAATATAAATCACCAGCATCTAAACCAGACATAGTTTTTAATCCAACAACTATTACTTTTACAGTCGTATTAGCAGCAGCTGTAGCATTAGCAAAACCTACGACAGTAGCAGCCTCTGATGTTCCATCTGATGCAGTTGCTTTACCAACTTGACCATCACTTGTCCTCATATATAAAGCATCACCTTCAGTTACATTTTCAAATGCAGTTGCATCAAATCCAACCTGCAATGGTGCAAAACTAGGAAATCCTTCTTTTAAATCTATTACTGCATCTACTAAACCTCTGTAATTAGGTTCATATGGTTCACGAGTCATCGTAAAGCTATTTGCTATCATCAAGTCTCTTAGGACTGCAATAGCTCCTTGTATATTAGGTTCGTAAGCAGTTGACATAATTTACCTCTATTAATATCTATTTTAAACTGTGCCTACCATTATAATAAAAGTATGGAACCTCAAGTAATTGCTGCAATAATTTCTGGTAGTATCGGTGCTTTCGCTGGTATTAGTAGAGCTTTAGGTAATTTTAATAAAAAATTAGATAGAAAATTTGACCGAATACAAAGAGAGGTTGATGATTTAAAAAATACTGTTATTCATGATTATGTTTTAAAAGAAGATTTTTTAAGAGAGATGCAAGCAGTACATACTAAATTAGATAGGATATTAGATCATCTTCTAAATCACACTAATTAAACATTTATCCAAGCAGAAGAAGCGGAGCTATACATAATTAATTGACTTGCTGAAGTATCATAATGTAGTTGTCCATTTACAGGATTTGCTGGTTGACCTGCGGAAATAGATACCACTGCTTTGACAGTTTGAAATGAAGATCCATCAAAAATTTTAAATATCTCAGTGCTTGCTGTATCAAGCCAAGTTTCTCCTTTGCTAGATGATGCAAAGCCAGCTGGAGAAGTATTAGGGGCACTAACTCCAACATGAACAGGACCTACTTTTATTAATCCAGTGCTTGGCGAAGCTACATTATCTGTAAAAAATAAACCTGGACTCGTGCTGTGATTATTTAAAGCAAGTTCACCTTCTCCTAATCTTGTAGGAAAAGGTCTGTCATTTTGTGTGCTTGATCTTCTTGTTTGAATTTGTACTGCCATGATTAACTCTCTACATTTATGTATAATCCTGCATCTACTACTGTATCTTGGTCAGTATCTGGACTGTAAGTACTGGCATCAAGATCACTAGTATTTACAGCAGAGTCTACTAGTTCTCCATTTATATACTCGCCTGCATTAATCAAACCAGACTCAAAAATATCAGTAAATTCAATAAGTGGTTTATTTATTATTCCAAATTTAATATCATCTAAAACAGTTGGAGATTTATTAAATAATTTATTTACCATTGCAATCATTCTATTTGTAGTATTAAGAGCTCTACCCGATCTATCCAATCTTCCTTCTGCATCTCTCTTTAAACTATCTGTCAAATTCATAGCCACAACAGACGGATCAAAATTAGCTACATTTTGTTTATTATTAAAATTACCAATAATTTCTTTGTTACCTTCCCATTTAGTTGATCGATTATACAAAGCAAATATTTCTGCTGATTCTTTAAGTTTTTGTTCTTCTTTTTTCCAATTTCTTTCCCATGCTTCAAGACCCTGACCTATAGGTTTATCATTAGGTTCAAGTAACCATGCTCCTACATACTCATGTTTTTTTAAATTTTCTACTGTTACATACCCACTTGTTGTCTCATCAAAAGGATATACAACTACAAAACTGTTTGGACTTGGAACATCACTTATCGTATATTCTCCTGAGATTGCATTTCCACTTGTAAAATTTAATTGAATTTTATCGTTTTTATTTAAATTATGATTCTCAAAATCAACCGTAATATTTACACCAGATTGAGAATATTTGGCAGCTAACTTCAGTGGTTCATTACCTTCATCATGTACTAATGACCACATTGCTGCGTAAATATGTTTACACCAACGAAGTTGATAATATTGTAAATTTTGAAAAGAATCTTCTTTCTCATCTTCATACTCAGGTAACTCATAAAAATTATTAATAGTTACATATCCTAAATCTCTGAAGGTACCTGGAATATCTCTTTCATCACTAAGAGTCCCATCTGGTTGTAGAACATTTCCGGGTTTTGTGTCTCTAATTGGTGTTACTGGAAATCTAGAATTATTTGAATTTTTAAATAAATCATAACTATCTCTTCTAGAAAAATCTTGACATGAACAATTCCATCTTAATTCTGTAGTTAAAAATCTACCTACTTCAAAACCTCTATGAGCTGGTACAGTTGTTTGGGCTACTGTATCTACAGTCTTTGCACCATAACTATCTTTTTTTTGAAAAATTATTTCATTAGTATTTGCATCAGATCCTGTAACTGTATATCCAACATAATCGTCATATCTAAACCCTCTTAACAATCTACTTAAAGTAAGATTCCCTGAAGTAGATCCACTTGTTATTGTTGTAATTTTAAATTGTGTGGTTGATAAAACCTCTATTGTGTATCTACCAGATGGAACATTACCTGTACTTACATCTATGAATACTTTGTTACCTGTTGATAAACCATGAACTGAACTACAAGTTACTGTCACTTCCGAACCTGATCTTGTATATGTAGAAGAAATTCCTGGATCTTTTTCTATTATTCGATCAGCCATCCTTTCACCAGGAAGAAATGCTACTTCTGTTGGTAAAGTTCTTAATTTAACTCTCACAAATCTCCACCTAGTGTCAGTAAATGTTGTTGAATTGTGATAGGTTACATTACCTGACGTTGTTAAAGAATTAGTAGCTGTAACAGTAAATGTATTTTGAGTTTTACTTACAATTTCTAATGTCTCATCAATTCCAGTACCAGTAGAAATATCTAAGAAAACATCATCTCCTGGAAATAAACCATGATCTGTTTTACTTACAACTAAAGTTGTTCCTGTTTGTTGGTACGTGGCATCTACAGAGGGAGCTAGATATCTAACTGCAAGTATAGGTAAACCAAAATTATAAAAACTAAATCCATCTGTGTCTCTCATTCCACAAACATGTTCACCTAATTCTTTATTTTTAGAAGGAAAAGTGAATATTCTTGCTGGTATAAAAACTCCGGGAAATTGTTGAAATGTAAAAAACAATCTATAGTCTCCTCTTCTATCTCTTTCTTTAGAAGTGGATCCTAGTATTGTTTGCATCATCACATATAATTCATATCCTCTTCTCCATCTAGTCCATAAAGAATCTTGATTATAAAATTTTATTTCACTTTCTAATTGATAACCATCAGATCCCCTTGGATAAATACTTGGTTCTTTTGGCTTATTATCAAAATTTTTAAATTTTTTATTAAAATCGAAATTTGATGATTTACCAAAATCTCTTATTTTGAATGCCATTATGTTTAATAGAAACCACCCTGCACATTACAATAAAATCCATTTGTTAAAGCAGTCGCACCACTAGCAGCAACATATAAAGCCTGCCCTCTTTTTAACATCAAACCTCTTTGTTTTGGAGCTACCTCGTTATTAGCAGATATAAAATTAGACCCAGCTTGGACAGTAGGATGATTAATTAGAGGTAATATTTCATTCAAAGTTAAACTGTAATATTGTTGACTACAATCAACACTTGCAACAAATAAAGGGAAGAATTGATTTATATTTGTAACTGTTCCCGTATTTACTAAATAAAAACAAAAATCAGTTGGTAAAGATAGATCTACATTTCCTGTAATAGCTGAGCCACCTACTGATGGAACTGTTACATCAAAAGTAGTGCTAGTGAAATTAACTGTATCTTGAACTTCAAAAGTATCATCTTTTGGAACTGTCCCTGAACTATAAGTTTTAAAATCTAAAAATACATTCTGACCAATTTCTAAATTATGTCCAGCTGCTAATGTAACTGTGCAAGTAGTATTAATTGCTGAATATGTTGCTGTTGGAGCAGTTACAGCATCTATTGTTTGTAAAACTCTTTTTGTATATCTAAAAAATATCTCATCTACATATGCTCCACTGATCGCGGTGTCTGTTAAAGCAGAGTCGACATCAAATACTTTTGTAGCGTTACCAACCGCTGTAGGTAGAAGACTAGTTAAAAAAGATTGCCCTGAGGATACCGTACATAATGTAGAGGCGGTTGCTGGGCGATCCACCATTAACGGTTGTTTGTTTGAACTACTGCTTGACACTTTTTCTTTCTAAGAGACTTAGTTTAATTATATAGGAAGGTTTTTTTCCTATTTTTTATCTTTTTCTTCTTTTTTCATCTTTTTAGATTTAGCATCTTTAGCTTTATCTAAAGCCTCCTTACGTTTCTCTTTATCAGTCATTTCTTTACCATCTTCTTTCTTTTTATTTTTATTCTTAAAATATTCAAGAAGTTGAGGTGGCATTTTACCTTTAGCCATCAGAACTCTCCAATCTAGATACGGGAAGGGAAGACACAAAACGATTAGGTAAGAAATCTCCTCTAACAGTTGGGGCTCTTAAGTAATCCCTTTCTGCTGTGAAAATATCCACTCGTCTGTCACCTGCCATTCTAGTACGTCCTTTACTTTCGGCAAATGGATTTTTCTGACCTCTTTCACCTTGACCATAAATATTTTTATCCCTTCTTATACCTAGTGTATATCCAAGTTGTGTTCTAGGTAAAACAGACATTTATATAGCAGCTAAATTAAATAATACTGTTGCATCTGTTCCACCAGCTTCACTAACAAAAACAGCCTTAACAAATTTTACTGGTCTATCAGCAACACTATAAACAGATGTTCCATTAGAAGTAATGGTCTGAGCTGCAATAATTGGAGCATAATTAGTTCCATCTATACTCCCATCTAAACGAACAATCACATTAGTATTAATTGAAGCTACTGTTACCGTCAAAGTATAACTCTTCGTAGCGAAAAAATTATTTGATGCTACTTGTAAAACTGTTCCATCTCCTGGAGCAGATAAACTTGTATCAGTAAAAAATATTGTGTCTTGAAAGTAGGTTACTGCCATTGCAAATTTACAATCCTTTTCTTAAGAATAACAGGGGGAAATGTTTTACCTATGATTAGTTTCTAGGAATAAACGTGTTCCTACAGCTACATCAGCAGGTCCAGGTAGAGCTTGTATAAACTCTGCACCTTCTCTATTAAATCTGTATCTAGCCTGTTCTGGATTCCGATAATTAGGTACGTAAAGATGCATTGCTAATCTATCTGTCTCATAAATATAAATTTCTGTCCAAGTTTTTAAAGTCTGTTTAAAGTCAGAAGTTGAAACTGTACGATCAACGTCACCAAGAATACTTTCAATTCTATTTTTTGGAACATTATTATTGTTAACACTTCCTGTCATATCAGTTCTCTTCTCAGCTTCATCACATCTGCTAACCTGTTCTACAATTTTACTTACCCAAAAAGAATCTTGAACATTATTTAATGCTTCTTCTAATCGAGCTTGGTCACCAGCTGGTATGGAAGTTATGTTATAACCTAAATGCCAACGTACTTTTGATTGTAAAAAGGTATCGAGCTTCATTCAAACAAGTAAAATATACCTGTTACTAGTCTACTCTCACTAAGTTCTCTTTAAATATTGCATCCCAAT